CTGCAGAACCAAAGCTATTAATAGTATTCCCATCTTTATCTGCAAGCATTACCACCTGTACCGGAGCTGTAGAAGCCGGCGTTAATTTTGTATAAGTTTTGTTCACCATTTCACCTTATCAGCCCAATAGGCTGCTGACATCTTTCCTTTTTTAATATTTGCAGCGTGTCTTGCCTTGAACGAACGGCGACGAGCAGCATAAGACGCAGACTCTCCTTTTTTCTTAGGAGAACCTTTTACGCCTTGCTGTCCGAATCGAATAGTTTTAACTTTGCTGCCGACTTTTGCGACAACAACATGAGATTTTTTCGGATGCTTTGGAGTACGCTTTGGTTTGTTAAAACCAGAAACGCCTGCACGTTTCAGAGCAGGATGCTTTTTACGAACGCTTCTTTTTCTTGCTGCCACGTTTCTTTCCTTTCTTAAAGCCCGCTCGCATATTTGCGTAGGCTTTAGCTGAGATCGTAGATTTTTTCTTGGATCTACTTATTCCTTTTTTCTTCCTTCTGTTTATATTGTAGTACAGCCCTTTTCTCATTTTTACAGCCTCTCAGAGCAGCATTATCTTGCTGGCTCTCATGCGCTCTATAAATAGCAATAGCTTTTACTATGGAGCTACGAAAACACATTCGCATGAATGACTTTCTGCTTTGCCACTACAAGAGTGGGGACCACTTTCGCAATGACATGCACAGTTGCATGAATAGCAATAAGGATTCTCTAATTCTTCATTTTCAGGTAACATAATCTTAATCCGCAACTGGCAAGTCTAAGGAGTCCCATTCTTCTTTAGTTAGGTTTTCCCAGTCTGCCTCTCCTGACTCTAATTTTTCTCGAGTCTGTTTTTTTAACAGCGACCGCTTTTCTTTTGTCGGCGCTTCATAGGCTTTTTCTTCTTCGGCTTCTTCTTGTAATGTCCCGGCATCTTCATCCTCTAGCAGCCCATTAGCTTTGAGCCACTCCTCTTCTGAAATAGAAGTTTTTACACCATCTTCGACTTTATAAAATTTTCCTCGTCGTTGTTTATAAACTACTGTCATAATAAATCTCCAAAAATTATAGCTAATAAAAACAATATTAAAGCTCCTGAGCCGCCAAAAAGCATTCTTTGTGCGCTTTCAAATGAAGATCTCACTTCCGCCCAGCGATTATTTCCTTGCTCTTTTGCATCTCGAATTTCATTAAATACTGTCTTCCACCTTTCTTCGCAAACTGCTTCATGTCGAAGAAAGTCTGATCTAAGTTGTTCTAGTTCATTCTCCATTTAATAGTTTATCCATTAGTTTGCCGTAGTTGCCTTGGCCAAAAGGAATTGAAGCATCATTAATTTGAACATTAGTTTGCTGCCCAATCCGAGTAGAGTTTTTCTCTAAATCTGCCTGTGCTTTAATTTCATCCATTCTCATCTTATGGGCCATTTGCAGCAAGTCTGCTAAATCCTTCGATGAATAAACTTGAGACTCTCTCGCCTCTTCTAATTTACTCGCAATCATTTCATCCAACACCGATGCGATATTGTTTTTATTTCTATACCCTGTATCAAGATACACAGTATCAATATATTTTTTAACTTCTCTTTTGTTTAGTACTTCTACTACTTTTTCTTCGGTTACTGCTAGTGATTGGCAAACCGCAGGGATATTTCCAAAAGTTAAGTAGGCATTTGCTACTTCTAATCCTTCCGGAGAGATTGATGTTAATTCTTTTCCCATGTTATCTCCTTAAGGCGGCGGGTCTGAGAAGTTTCTTTCTTCTCGTTGGAAAACCTGAGTGCTTTGGTTCGCTGAAGTAAGAGTTGATTGAATATATAAAATTTCATAATCATCTCTATTGACTATGGCAATCTTTATATTAATATCGGAACTATATGTATAAGCATAATTTACTGTATTATTATCTGTTGACCCAGAAACAGTGATAGCTCCTGAGCCGTTGTTAATAGTAGTTCCGACTCCGCCCGTAACGTCTTCCACTCCTGCGATCTCTACGTTTGTGCTCGCATTTATGATTCGTATTTCTGTAGCATCTTTAATTGAGGTCAACTCAAAGTTTATTTGTTGAGCAACTACATTTACTGTACCAGCTCCAGTATTGTAAACTGTAGGAATAGTAGCTCCGTTAGTGTACTCGATTGTAAGCGGAGCTGATGTATCAGTGTAGTTTATGCGAATTACTTCATGACCAGTCGACCCGTTAGCATTTCTAAAGGTCGAAGCATCTGTCGCAGCACCCGTTACGGCTGTAGAGTTCCAAGTATAAGTTGTAGAGGCTGATACAGTTCCCGCATTTACGGCATGACCACTGTTTCCTGCGGTACATAGATTTTCAAAAGTACAATTTGATATTTGGTCAAGAGGAGCCGCTAACAAGGCCTCTCCTGCAGAGGTTGAGAATATTGCTTGAGTATTCCCTGAGAAAGTACACCCTGAAAACTCAAAGTTTCCATTATTTGCGTCTACTACGGAGTGTACGCCTGTGCCAAGGTCATATGCGTAGAGAAAGTTAAAATTACAGTTTGTAAACTTATTTGAAGTATTTGTGGACGTTAAAGTCCAGTTTGACATATAAGTAAAGGTACAGCTTCTAAAAGTAGAGAGACTGCTATCTTTTAACTCAACTTCTGCAGATCCTTTTGAAGCCCCAGCGGAACTATAAGGAGAAGCTGTGGCGAATTGAAGTTGAGTAAAAGATGCTGAAGCGAATGTAGCAGTAGTGGCAGAGCCTCCAACAATAAACTTATTTTTTGTATTGGGATTGGAAGACGTATTTCCTGCAATTTCTCTGAATCCAATCGAGGCACCGCTGTCATCTGTAAAAATACAAGTTGCAGTCTCAGAAGTTCCCGTATTATCAACTCCAATTGCTAGCACCCCCTGTACCTCATAAGCAGTACCGAATAACTTAACTATTGTTCCGATTGCGTTCGCAGACGCATTTAGAGACGAATTTAAACCAGATAAGGTTCCGGGATTTGCAGTTTCGCCATCTGTGATATACATACCCGTACCTTGACGAATTGCATCAGTAGCAAAGTTATTACCCTTTGAGTTAGCAGAGAAAGATGCTGTTGCTCCTATAATATTCCAAGGCGCTGAAGGAGTGCCTGCAATTTCAATAGACTCATTGATGGCCGAAAGCCCATCAGGTATCCAAGCAAAGCACTCTCCGACTCGGCCTCTTTCTCCATAATCGAAAGGATCTTTAACCCTATAATGAACATAACTGTTAGTTATATTATTCCCAGCAAAAACACAAAGACCTGTTGCAGCAGTTCCAGCAGGAAGAGCACCAGCTGTTAAAATTCCTGGAGTAGCAACAAAACACCAGACAAAGAACATCTCATCTGTTCCAAGGCTTCTTGCAGTATTCATCTCAAATACGGGACCTCTGCGACCGTTATTCGAAGTAATCTTCAAATCAATTGCAAACTGGCCTTCAATTGCAAAGTCCTCTCCTATTCCAGGGCTGGAACCACCGGTTCCTCCAAAAATAGCCCAAGTGCCACCCACACCACTGTTATCCGTAGCGTAAGACTCTGCATCTGCCAGAAGGACTAAATCTGTTGTATAAGAGGGAGCTGCCATAATATTCTTTTAGACCTGTTCAAAATTAGAACGAAGTTTTTGAATCTAAAGACTATTATATTCTTCGGAGGTTGGAAAGTCAAGAATTATTTTTGCATGGTATAAAATATTTCTTGACTCTGGACGGGTGTTTTTGGTATAATAGTTGCATGGAAATAATAGCAACAGATTATACTTACGAATGCAGGTACAATTGTTTTGGTAATTCAGGTTACCACGGCTCTTGTTGCAGAGTCGAAGATCGAGATTATATTCTTGGGCCTTGTCCAGACACTCAAGAAATGACAGAAACATTAAATCTTCGATATGAAGATATGTATATGGACTTTGAAGAGGGTTCCAAGCTTTACCCAGATAAACCTTCCTGGCAAAATCCTGAAAACTATCCAACTCTTCGTGTAGATAGTGGAGGAAACTGTATATTCTATCACTCACTTCTCCGAAAGTGTGTAATTTACGAAGAAAGGCCTTTTAATTGCAGAAACTATTTTTGTAGTTATCTAAAAGAGAAAATTTAATTCCTACTCCCCCCATAACTTTTAGCGTTGCCTTCTTGAAAAAACCTTGAGGTTTACGTGAAAGGGTGCGCAGCGCGCGTCAAAATTTTGACGGTCTTTTAACCGCCCCCTCCTGGTCAGGCGCGCGTAACCTATTGATTTATAAAGAAAAAATAAACTTGGCACGGTTCCTGCTTAAGAGATAAGGCATGCCCCGCGTCAAACTATTGACGCACATTTGGTTATAAGCTTATAGCACATCGATATAAAAAAACTCTGTACATTTGGGATTAGACCCTGTAAAATCCATCACATATATTAAGGAGCTAAACCAATGGAAATAATCAAAAATTTAATTCTAGCTTGGGCGATTTTCGCTCTCATAACTGGCACGGTTTGTGCTTTGTTGGGTGCCCCATTTTTGGCTCTCTTTCCATTCATCTCAGCGGCGGTTTGCGCTTATTCAGCAAGCCTCATTGATGAAATTCTGGAATAGATTATATTCCAGATTTTCTCTGGACTTTTTAAAAAAATTCTGGCATTCTATGCTTGTTCAATCAACAAAACGTAAGGAAAAAACTATGACTAAAAACTACTCTGATTCACAGGTTCAAGCAATTGTCAATGCTGCCCCTCTCGATTTTGAGAAAGCGCAAGCGTTGGCTATCCAGCTTGACAAAAGCCATCGCTCGGTAATCTCAAAAGCCAAAAGCTTAGGCGTTGAATATATCGGCAAAACTGCCGCCAAAAAGCGCGGTATAGGCAAGCCAGATTTGGTTCTGGCTATCGCTAAATCTATGGCGATTGATGTTGATTCGCTTGAAGGCCTTGAGCGTGCTACCGCTCGTAGCCTCGAGCGTTTGTTGGAGCATATGGCGTGATCGTCAATGCTTCCGCTTGGATCGGGACGGCTCTTATGGGAGCCGCTCCCTTTCTGATAGATCAACCGATTGGAAAAATTGCTGCTATTCTCGGGCTCTCACTATTATGCTTGCAAGCCTATGAGAAACGATGCTATAATCTAATCATACTAAACTTAATAGGAATTTTTGGTTATGCTTCACACTTTTATATTTGATCTCGACGGAACAACTGTTGACTCTAGCCATAGGGTAGGCGAGACCCTTGCGGAATGGCGGCGCATGAATACGCCAGCCAATATCATGCGAGACAAGCCGTTACCGCTTGCCGAGCAATTACGACAAGCAATCCGCGAAGGTTTGGACGTTGTTATTTTAACTTCCCGCGTGATGGGACACGCTGACCGCGTTTGGCTGAATCGCTATGGCTTGAAAGCTCCCGTTATCATATCTCGGGATATAAACGATAATCGAGCCGCTGGTGAATACAAGCTCGGCAAACTTCATGAGCTTGCGGTGAAGCGCCGCATATCATTCCGCGATCTGGCTCGCTCAATTGTGATGTGGGATGATGATGCAGACGTGCAAAAAACTTTAAAAAATGCTGGTGTTCGCGTTGTCGATCCGGTAAGATATAACCAAACAAAAAAGGCTGAAGCGTAATGAAAAAGCAAGCAATTCTAACTCTCGACACTGAAACGGCCGATCTGACCGGCTCGGTTTACGATATAGCCTTTGCTGTCCATACGCGAGACGGTGAGATTCTCGAAACGTACAACGCGCTCGTCGACGAGATTTTCACGGATGCAAAAAAAATGATGGGGGCATTCTATGCTTCAAAACTATTCACCCACTACAGCAAAATGCTTGCAGATGGTCGAATCGGTTTTGCCCCTTGGTGGTCGATTGTTGCCGAGATTCAACGCGTTATTGAGCAGCACAACGTGACAACGATTGCCGCTTACAATCTCGGCTTTGATCGTCGCGTCATGCGAAACACTCACAAAGCGCTAGGATATTCTGGCGCAATTTGTCCCGCTGGCCTTCAACAGCTCGACATTTGGCAATTTGCTTGCGAGACAAAATTAAGCCAAGCGACATATAAAAAACTGGCGCTTAATGCTGGTTGGGTTTCATCCGCTGGCAATATCAAGACGGGCGCAGAATACGCCTACCGATTCTGTTCGGGCGATCACGGATTTATCGAGGATCATACCGCCCTTTCTGACGCTTTAATTGAGGTTGATATTTTGGCAGCTTGCTTTGCAACCAAGAAAAAAATCCCTTATAATATCGTAAATGCGCAACCTTGGAGAATTGTAAATGCTAACTAAAAAATTTGCGGCTTTGCTTTTTAAAGCCTATTTGATTTATTCTGTATGCGCTGATCTAATCGTGATCGGCGGAATTTTCTACTTAATTTTTGGGGGTTAAAATGCTCAAGACTCAACAAGCAAGGCTTAACGCCATTTTAGATTCACGCCCTCATCGTGGCGTTGCCGTTGTGCTAGAAGGTCGCGACACTGCCGGAAAATCCAGCACGATTCGTGAGGTGACGCACTATCTGAATCCAGCGAAATATTCTGTCCACTTATCGCGTAAGCCTAGCAAATCCACTATGAAAAAATGGCTTGGCTATTGGTCGGGCAGAATGCCAGCTTGCAATCAGATCGTATTTTATGATCGCTCATGGTATTCACGCGCGATGGTTCAACGCTTGAATGGCTGGTGTTCAGAAAGGCAATATCAGAATTTTCTAGCAAAGCATAAATCATGGGAACAATCGCAAGGTGTTCACGTTATCAAATTTTGGCTTTCAATTTCCGAGGATGAACAACGGGCACGAATTGAGCGCAGAAAAAAATCACCCTTGACCTATTGGAAATTTTCTCCTAATGACGAAAATGCGCTTTCGTATTATGATCGCATGACGCTATTAAAAGAGCGCGTTATAGATTCCGATTGGCACGTTATAGACTACAACGACAAACGCCAAGGCATCTATTCCCTTTTGGAAACTCTCAACACGACACTTGAAAATTTGGAATAGGTCGCATGTTTCACATGAAACATTCGGCGACCGTCAATATTTTGACGCGTCAATTTTTTGACGCGTTTCACGTGAAACACTCTCGCCAAAAAATTTTTGCATTTGGCTTGCTTTTTGCAAAAATTTTGGCGCGCCCGCGCCAGTAGTAGTACGACTACGATTTTGTCAAGTAGTTCGTGCATGCAAAATTAAAATATATTTTAAAACGACTGGTCTGTTTTTGCTTTTTGAAAATTTTGCCCGACCAACAGTTCAATTTGACAAAATTTTGGTGCGGCCGCGCCGATTATACAGTAGTAGTACTACGATGTCAAGTACTTTTTAGGGCAATCGTGCAAATTTTTCAGTGATGAAGTCTCTTTTGGGGAGATTCGGGAAGACCCCGCGACGGGTGCTCAAATTGACGAAAATTTTTGCAAATTTGGGCAAAAAATGGTCGATAATTTGTTTCTTATAATTTACAATGTATATTTTATGAAACAAATTTTTGCAAATTTGGGCAAAATAATTCTTGACACGCCGAGGTCGTGGGCGGCCCCCCGGAATTCGCTTGCGTTAATTTTCGAGGAAGGGGAAAATAAATCTTGACAACCACAGCACAAAATAGTATAATATACCCTTCCACGGAGATATGCCTATGGCTCACAAAGAACAACAAGAGTGGTTTAAAGCAGTAACAGTTGTATACCCAGAAAGGTTTGAAAACGTCAATGTGTTGGACGTAGGAAGCCTTGATATAAACGGTAGTTGCAGAAAGTTTTTTCCTGGGTGTAGTAGTTATTTAGGCATAGACTTAGAGGAAGGTAGAGGAGTAGACGTGGTATGTATGGGGCAAGATTTTATGGCCCCAGATAATACATACGATGTAGTAGTATCTGCCGAATGCTTTGAACATAACCCTTTCTGGAAAGAAACCTTTTTAAATATGCACAGATTATCTTGCATAGGAGGGTTTATTTTAATGACTTGCGCTACTGAAGGGCGAAGAGAGCATGGCACGAGTAGAGAAAATCCTCATGACAATACTAAAGTAGGGGTCTCTTGGAATTACTATAAAAATTTAACCGAACAAGACTTTGAAGATAGTTTTCCAATGAAAAGTATGTTCAGTCATTATAATTTTAGTACAAACAAGAAGGCTAAAGATTTATACTTTTTTGGGTTCAAGCAAGGATAAATGTCTTGACACATACTCAAATTTTTGATAATATATACGCAAGAAATGAGGAAAACCAAGCAATAAAAAAATTATTCTTGACATCCTCACCTAAACTTGCTATAATTATTTTCCATGAGGGGCATTGGGCCCAGAGATAAATGAGGAAAAATTATGCCAGAACTAACTAACGAAAACAATGACGGCTGGGCATTTGTAATTGTTGCAGATCACCCAGAAAGAAAGTTTTTTAAATATCCTGCTGGAGAAGTAAACAGAGCCTTGTGCTATAATAAGCTAGATGAACTACTAGATAAGTATGAAGGAGACCAATCTAGAGCGGAGCTTTGGTTGATCCCTAATAATGAACACTTTGATGAAGTTTCTTCTAGGGCCGAGCATTCTGACTACACACTGGAGGACCACAGTAACGAAGGAGTATAATTTTGAGAGTAAGAGTACAGGTAAAATCAAGGGGAGTATCCCCACTGTTCAGGAACGTAGTACATGCCGCATCTAGGTGGGCAGCTACGGAATTAGGCTTGGACACTTTACCTGGACAAGTTACGATCAAAATTTGTCCTTTGGATATTTATGGTGATGCTCTGTGGGTCGATGAAGGCAAGTACCGAGTACGTCTTTCACCGGAACAATCGGTAAAAGACGTACTTGGAACCCTTTTTCATGAGCTTACACACATACACCAGTATGCAACAGATCGTTTAGATCTTGGCTTCAAGCAAGCCGTTTGGGAAGGTGAAACTATGCAAATTCCCAGAACCCACAGCAAAAGACCTTGGGAAATAGAAGCTTTTGCCAGCGAAAAGAAACTATTAAAAAAGTACAGCAAAGGTTCAATTTTCGCTTGACAAGATCCTAAAATTTAGATATAATATCCGCATAAATTAAGAACAAAACCACTACAAAATTTTAAGGAACAAACATGACTGAACAAGCAAAAAGACCCGTTAACTACACTCCTGAGATGGTTGAGAACATGGTATCAGCTTACACTGAAAACCCTCTGCCTGAAACAGTTGATGCGTTAGCTGCTCAGTTCGGCAAGTCACGTCGTAGCATCATTGCTAAGTTGTCTGCCGAAGGTGTATACATCAAGCAGGAACGCGTAGGTAAGACAAAGACTGGCGCTGATGTGATCAAAAAAGCAGATCTGGTTGCGCAAATCAATGCATTACTCGCTATCGAGGTGCCTTCATTAGAAAAAGTTACTAAGTCTGATCTTCAGACTCTTCTCAAAGCAGTGAGCTAATATGCACATCTGCGACCAAAATGAGAGGTGGCCAGAATACGACGCTCGGGGTATTTTCCTTACGTATGTTTGCCCCGAGTGTGTCGTTGAAAAGCTCTCTCAGTATAGCGACGATGTTTTATATGATAGTAATTATTGGTCTGACGACCCTATAGAAGAGGATTACAACGAATGGCTAGAGTAAAATTAGGAATGCAACGTTTGTGGGAGCCTGGCCCGCCCAAGAAAACAAGTAGTAGTGGCAACCCACACATGGTTAAGACGTCTACAATGAATAAGCATAAAAGACGTTCTTTCAAAAAATACCGAGGACAAGGTCGGTAAATCAAGGAAGCCCTCTTCGGAGGGCATTTTTGCATATGAATATAATAGAAAATTTTTTAGACGAGACTATAGCTAATCTTATTTCGCGACGTATGTACGAAAGCGATAAGTGGATGGATAACTTTGGGGGTCAAGATAACTTAGAGTTTTTAAACTTTAAAAACGCACCCTATGAAGAAAAAGATGGCTTCGGAATAGATATTCCTCAAGCGATAATAAACAAAGTAAAAGAGTTAGATTATATTAGGAGTTATGACATTGTAGAGTCCTTTTGGAGCCTTTACGAAGTAGGCAGTTATTTAAATAGTCACACCGATATGTCTGAAACAGGAGATAGGTCTATCGCCTTTGTATATAACTTAACGCCTGAATGGAATCCTGTGTGGGGCGGCTTGTTCAACTTACAAGACGGAAATAAATTCACAGCAGTATCTCCTATATTTAATAGTTTAGTACTTTTTAAAGTACCTAATAATCATTTTGTTAGTGAAATTTCTCAAAGAGCAGAAAGATCAAGACTTTCTTTTTCTGGGTGGTTGAAGGAAATATAAAAAATTTCTTGACATTTTTTGCTATGTCATATATAATATACCCATGAATATACACATACCTCATCCTGATAGATCTAATAGCGAAGTTAAAATAAAAATAGACTACTGGGACAGCTGGAGCGCGGATTATACACTTGCTCAAGTTATACACCCAGTATTAGTTCAACTCAAAAATACAACTAATAGCTATCCAAGTACTTTGGAGCCTGAAGAGTGGGATACTATCCTAGATAAAATGATAGCTTCTTTCGGAAGATATGTAACTCAAGAGTACTGGGACAGTGATATGTGGTCCGAGGAAGAGAATAAAGAATTTCAAGAAGGAATAAATCTGTTTGCAAAATATTACAGAGACTTATGGGATTAAAAACATGTACTGTATAAATCAAAATTGTTGGAAAAGAAATGGTATTTTTTACGCAACCCCCTCTATTGCTATTCTGCATGATGAAATCTGTGGATTTAGCTTAGAAGTGGCCTGGCTCTGCTGGTCAGTAGAGGTAGGAAAAGTAAAAAAATGGGAAAGATAATAGACTTTAAAGATAAGCAACAGTCTTTAGAAGTAATGCAAAGACTGGAAGGCGTAGGACAAATACTACATGATATAGTAGAAGCTCTAGATAAAGGATACATGCATATGGATAATATGGAAATGCAGTATGAACAGAGCCAAAACGCTTTTGAAATAATTTTATGTGAAGCCGCTGAAAAAATAGGAGTAGAGAACATACCTATATCATTGCTTGAACAATCAAGAGAGGTAGGCATTCATATAAGTGACGATGGTATATTTTATGAGTGGGGAGGTAAAAAATGGAAAAGGCCCGAATAAACTACACTGAAGAACAAACCGAGTACATAGTTAAAGAGTATTTAGGCAAACCAGAAAGAAGCACGGTCGAACAGCTTGCAGAAGAGCTAGGAAGAAGTATAAAATCTATAATTGGTAAACTATCTAAAGAAGGAGTTTATCGAAGAGAAAGTTATAGAACTAAGACTGGCGAACTCCCTGTTACAAAAGTGGAATTAGTAGCTTCTATAGCAGAAGAGTTAGGACTTACAGATAGACAAGTAGAAGGGTTAGAAAAAGCTCCCAAGCAAGTTCTAAAAAACATAGAAGCTATATTAAAGTATGACGAAGAATAATGTACTTTATATTTTTGGAAATGGTATTTCCCGAAAACCAATAGACCCTTCCAAATTAAACGGTTATATCTACGGGTGTAACCGTTTTTACCAAGAATATCCCTCCTCTGATAAAATCTTTGTTGCCGATCAACCAATGGCAAAAGAGATTCTTTTCTCAAATTTCTCTGGAATTGTTGTATATAGACACTCCTTACTAAGTAGAGCTGAAGTCGCAGAACAAATAAAAGAAAAACCTAGCTGGCTTCCATTTAAACCTGAAGCAAGAGGTCTAGCGGGCAAAAGACAAAAAGGAAACTACAGTAGTGGAGCAAGAGCCCTGATCTGGGCAATTCATATAGACCCCTTACAAAGACAAAAAGAGTGGGATGAAATATATCTTTTAGGCTTTGACTTTCACAATATGAAAGGGCAAAAGCCTTACAAAGCACTAAATATTTATAAAGGGAAAGAGTTCTACCAGCAAGATACTTCTGTAGGGACGGGCTCTGACTTCCAAAAGCAAATAGACCCGTATAGAAAGAAATTTATACGAGTAGTGGATGATAATACCGTTCTAGTAAAGGAGGGGTGGAATCAGCTAGATATAAAGGAATTCATGTGCAAACACTTATCATAGTAGGTAACGGACCTTCGCGGGGTCAGATTAACCTGTGGCAATACAAGCGAAAAGGATATGTTCTCTATGGATGTAATCGTGCTTACGAAGACTTAGTCTTTGATCGACTATTCTGCACGGACCGAGGCATGACAGAAGAGATTGTGAAATCCTCGTATAGAGGAAGAATAGTAGTTCGCCCAGGAAATGATGAAATTCTAGACAAACGAATAGAAGTGTTTGATGCAGATAAAATTTATAGAGGAGAGAGGCCGAAGAAAGAAACAGTGGCTTCAGGAACTCGAGCACTTCTCTACGGGATTGAAAAAGGTTATAAAAACATTTATTTACTGGGATTTGATTTGTACGACCCGGGCGATAAAAAATTAATACGACCCAGTGCAGTAACAAACATATATGCTGGAACAAAATTCTATGAAGTAACTAGAACTTCGCTCAGAGTTGAGACGGCAAAAAGGTTTGGAGCACAGATAGAGAAATATTATCATTTATGTAGAAGAGTCACTACAGAAAAAACAGCTTCTATAGATCCGAAAAGAGAAATATCTAGGAATGAGTTTTTATCACGGGCGGCAGCGGGGTTACTATGACCCTACGCAAATTCTAGACAATTTGAACGCATAAAACAAGAATCATCACAAATTAACGTAAAAAAGAAGGGTCTTTTATGACCTTTTTTTATTCGCAAAAATCGGCGTGGATTGTAATCGTAAAAAAGAAAGGGAATTGTACTTAAATTGTCTTAATCTTTGAACTCTTTAAGAGTTATTTGATTATCCGGGTCCTTAGCGGTTTGTCAGAATTGACTTTGGACTTGAAGTGAATAATCATGGGGTTATCGCAAGATACTATGCAACAACGAGTAATCTTGTGGGTTCCTCCACTGATGCTCCTTGGAGGTCGCATCAGAGAGAAGCGCACAAATACTCTATGCACAGTATCTTACTTCTGGTTATAGTAAATCACTGATTGACTTGATTGTCTATCAATTTTGATATATTGTACCACACTTTTTGGCATAAGTAAAGAACTTTTTTTCCCAGGTATTGACCAATGGATTCTTTTCCAGCCTCTCCGAAGATGCGGAATATAATTCTTGACTTTTCCAACCTTTTGAAGTATAATATGAAGTACATAAATGGAGAAGTAAATGGCAGAGAAATTGGATGGACTCAAGTTTGACGACGAAAAGCCTGAGATGTATCTTCTACCTCCTCTTGCTACTTTAGAGGTTGGAAAGGTGCTTACTTATGGAGCAAAAAAGTATGATGCTCACAACTGGAGAAAACTCGAGAACCTTCAAGAACGCTATACTTCTGCAGCGCTGAGACATCTTCTTGCTCATATGGCAGGCGAAAAGAATGATGAAGAGACAGGACTCTCTCATCTAGCTCATGCTATGTGCTGCCTTTTATTTAAGTTGGAGGATGAACTCCTTGTATATAAAGAAGTACAACAGTTATTTTATCCACATTCCTAAGACAGGAGGAACTTCAGTAGAGTTCTTCTTTATCAGGGACCTTGGCATACCTATACAACTAGGGCAAGGTCATGTGCAGATATATAATGATCTTCACGAAGAATACCACATGGGAAGAAATGCAAAAAAGTTTCCTATTCATCACTGGAATGTTCGAGAAGCGGAAGAATACCTAAATCAGGTAAATTACTCTTTTTCAATAGTAAGAGACCCAGTAGAAAGATTTAAAAGCGAATGTAAATTTCGAGCAATAACTCCAGAAAAATTATTTGCAGAGAAAAGTTATAGAACTATGTCCCAGTATGATTATCTTTACACAAATGGAGTATGTAAAGTAACAGATGTATTTCGTTTTGAAGAGTTAAAAAAGCTCGAAGAAAAGCTGTCACAGTTATTTGAAAGATCAGTAGTTCTTCCTCATGAGCAGAAATCTCCAGCAAGACAGGTAACCTTATCTAAAGGTGAAGTAGCGTACATAAGAGAAAAGTATAAAAAAGATTATGAAACCTTTTACTAATATATTTCATACACCAGTTCTTCCAGAAGAGCAAGCAAGAAACTATGTAACTCAGTGGACAAAAGAAAATGTACGCTATGTATGTTCTTCTGCGATTGGAAGAGAAGAGATAGTATGGGATATCTATTATGGCGATACATACCACGGAGTAGCTCTGCTAGAAAAGGACGGAGAACTAAGTTTAGAGGTTCATGCAATGGACCATATAGAAGACTTTGCTTTTATAATGGTAAAAGATGAAAATGAAAATTATAGATATAGTACCTCTCTAAAAGATAAAATAGAAATGAGCGACGGAAGCTATATCTCAGGCGGAAGAACGTGTCCCGTCTTTGAAGGCAGTTTTGAGATAACCTATTTAGAGAGGGGCGAGTTTATAAAATGTCTTTAAGACGACAGTATTTTGAATATCCTTTTAAACATTGGATCTTTGATGATTTTTTCTCCCCTCGAAGAGCAAAAGCTCTTTCGACAGAGTTTCCTGTTCCTGGCGAAATGTGGCATCATTATTCTAATAGTGTGGAAGAGAAGTTTGCAGATAGAAATCTTTCAAAGTTTCCTCCAGTATTTCAGGAAGTCTTTAATAATCTGATGGGAGACCAATTTGTAAACTGGTTGCAGAGAACTACGGGAGAGCCAGATTTAGTTCCCGATACAACTCTCCATGGAGCGGGGCTCCACTATCATGCAAAGGGAGGAATGCTTCGTACTCATCTTGACTATAGCCTTCATCCAGATAATGGCTTAGAAAGAAAATACAATCTGATTGTTTATCTTTCAGAAGGATGGAAGCCTGAATGGGGCGGAGCCTTAGACTTCTGGGAGGGAGATAGTAAGGAACCTACAAGAAAGGCTCGCTCTATTGATTGTTTGTTCAACAGAGCAGTATTGTTTGATACTTCTAGCAACTCTTGGCATGGATTCAATGATCCGATCGTGTGCCCAGAGAAAGAATTAAGAAAGAGTATTGCTTTGTATTATCTAGCGCCTCCGAGCAGTTCGGCAGATCCAAGTAGAAAACGTGCCAAGTTTGCTCCTACAGGTGATCCGGAGACAGATAGATTTATACAAGAGAGATCCTCATGATAACCGTATTCTACCATCTAGGGCAAATAGGTGTGGAATGGAAGGATATTTTCTTGTCCGATATGCAAAGATTGTCCGAGATTATAGATAGAGTTGATACATTAAATATACATATAAACTTAGCTTCGTATGATCCTCTACCGGAGTTTTCTCATTTTATTCCTCCCGAAAAGATAGGACATATTTACGGAAACCAAGATCCTTATACTGAAAATGAAACGCTAGCTGCAACAGTATTTAATGCTCAAAAAGATATTGGGGGCGTCACGTTCTACTGTCATTCAAAAGGAGTAACGAACTCTTCTACTAAAGACTGGAGTAATTTCTTGTGGGATAAATGTCTTGAAATAGATACTTGTTTGGACTATTTAAAGAATTACAGTACTTGTGGTCCGATCTTTACTAGATTTACCTGCTTTTCTACAGATGAGCATGTTACTAATTCTGAGTTTTGCTATTTTCCTCATTATGCAGGAAATTTTTTCTGGGCAAAAAACGACTATTTAGCAGGACTTAATATAACTTTTTTTGATAATTGGGATATGAGAATTTGGACAAATCAGAAAGAAGATCTTCCTGAAGAGGAAGAAGGAAAAGGATTTTACAAACGATTGATAGGAGAACAGTTTCTTTTCAATAGTTTTTATCCTCAAAAATCTCAAAATTTGAGTTATAAATGTCTAGGAAGACCTCAGGCTGTTGATCTTTATCATAATTCTTTATGGAACACGTGGACAAGCAGGCCGAAAATAGGCCTAATAGCCATGTTTAGAAATGAGGCTTCAGTAATTAAACGAATGCTTGATTCTACTTTAGGTCACATATCTTATTATGTACTCCAGGATAATGGCAGTACCGACGGCACTGATGTTATTGCAGAAACTTTT